TGCCTGAGAGTTGTACCTGCCATTGAAGCCTTGATACCACGGTTGGCCAAAAGCCCAACAAAACCAGCTAATTCCTCAACACTCATTCCCATTTGTTTGGCCATTGTGCCCCCATAAATGAAGGCCTCTGCCGCCTGTTCTATATTTGTGTTAGCTGAAGACTGAACAGCAGCCAAAACATCACTTACTCTTGTAAGCTCTGAAACTTCAAGACTAAACTGAGCGAGAATATTAGTCGCAATATCAGCAGCCCGGGCTAAATCCATCTCACCAGCAGTGGCTAAATCCAACATTTGAGGAAGAGCTTCCATTGATTCTTTAGCAGAAAGACCGGCCATGCCTAAAAATCTCAGACCTTCTGCTGCCTGCTTGGCAGTGAATTCAGTCGTTCGCCCCATTTCCATGGCTAAATCGGTCATAGCCTTGAATTCATCCCCAGTGGCCTGAGTAATAGACCTGACAAAACGCATTTCTTTGTCAAATTTAGCCCCGAGAACAGCAGCAGCCACCGTTATTCCGGCAAAAGCAAATCCAGCTCTTTTAGCATATTTTGTAATATCGGAAGAAAATTTCTTGGCTGTTCTACCAGCATTACGCATGGCAGAATTAAACCCCGTTAAATCAGCACCAACTCTTACTTTAATATCTTCATCCATAATTTATTTTCTCAATTCTGGGCGTTGGTTCATCATTCTTTTTTCTTCCATTTCTTGTAAGGCTTTATCATGATAATATTTTTCTTTATTTATCTTCAGATTCAAGTACATCCTAAGTTTGATTTTTTCAACTTTTGGCAACTTTACAAATTCTTCATGGGAACAATGGAGGATTTCAGTTGATATATACATATCCCGATATAAGGGAGTATCAACTGTTGGATCATCCATCCCCATGGCTAGGGCAAAAAATCAAAATTTTCAGCCTCCTGCCATCTGGTCAAAGAAGTAATATCATTTGAGATTTGCGTAAAATGCTCACCAGTCAATCCCATTCCACGAAATATCTCAATCTTTCTGTCATCATCTTCGATAATGTTCCCGTCTTTGTCTTTGAAAATAACATCGACCCCACTAAGGACAATCTTCATACCTAAATCCTGTTGCCATTTTTCCAGTTCTGCCAGATAAGTCTCATCAGTAGCATCAAAAATTTTAACCCACTTTTTCTCCCTTAGTTTCATATCCCGTCCCATTTCATCATCCGGCTTAATGAGATGATTGATTATGGGTGGAGTCGGTTTTTGTTTATTAAACTTTTCAACAAGATCATCTATGCCTTCTGATTTAATGGGTATCCTGAGCCGCCTAGGGACTCCGTTTTTTGTGATTTTTAAATCGGAATATCCGTTCGATTGAAATATAGGATTCCCTTCAATCAGTTCTTCTACAACGATAGTTTCAATAACTTCTTTTTCTGCCATAATGCCCTCCTTATTTTTATTTATGATTCAATTGTAGTGCCAGATGAAAAACTTGTAATTTTTGAAATCTGGCCATAAATCAATCCATTAATATTTACTGTTACAGCGTCTTCACCCTCATTAATTGTCTGCTGATCGGGCGGGAAATAAACTTCGGCTAATTTCCAACCATAGTCATTTGTCCCATCCCATAAAACCTCGACATTATAAGCCATTTTTGTCCCGTCCGCAAAAGAGGGAGTTGAAACAGCAGATTGCCCAATTGTAACAGAAGAGCTTGCCTTGCAAGTTGTCAGAGTTTTATCATTAATAACAGTAACCCCCGAAAGCCAGTCTGTCAGATAGCCTGTATAATTTTCATCAGTTAGCTTTGCCGTCACCGAAAAAGGAATCCCTTCTAACAGTGCATCTTCTAATCCCTGGGCATAAGCTGAATTACTGTCAACATTGCCTCGATCTGTATGCAATATTTCTTCAGTTTTGTGGCGAGCTATCGGGAACGATAAATCCGCATTTACAAATAAAAGCTCAATATAATAAGGCCCAGTCCCCCCAGAAGTATTATCGTATACCCTCATTTCGCCATCACGGTGTCTAAAAATCATTTTTTAGTCCCCCCTATCACTTCATTTATTTCTTTAGTTATAATTTCTTTTTTATTTTTCGTTGTATCAAAAAGATCATAAGCCATCAAATGTTTAGCCAACAGTTTTACTCTTTTTGTAGATAGGCCAAACTCATTTAATGCCTCTTTGATTTTCCCCTCATCTAATTTAATTTCTTTCATTTTTATATCTCCTATTTCTCCCATTTCTCAATCCAATGAATTAAAACCGTATAATTATATTGATGATATTGATCATTGGGAATTGGCTGATCAGTTATTATATCACGGATAGCTAAAGTCTGTAAAGAATTGTCATAATCATATTCCTGAAAATCATATAAATTAATTTTATTTCCTAGATTGAAATGTTCAGCTATCAAATCTCTTATTTCATAATGCCTATTTGTTTTTGATGTTTTTTCTTTATTCACGAAAATATTAAACTGGAGCATAATCCCAGATACAACACCATCATAGCCCAATTCAGCATCTCGAAAATATATTTCTGTAGTTTTCCCAACTATTTCCTCTCTTATCCATTCATTATATCCGTCTGCCTCAAAAGGCATTCCTTCAAATTGGACTATTAATTCTTCATCCAAAACCAGTTTTTTTTGTATATAATTTTCAATACTTGCTTTTACATTTTGCATTTTTCCCTCTGTTGGAAATCCAAACATAATAAGTAGTCATTAATAAAAACTATTCCATTCTTTTTTAAACCCTTCTTTCATATTTTTTGGAAGAGTTTTTTTACTTATTTCTCTCATTGACAATCTTACCATTCCATATGGGGCCTGCTGGCTATATCCATATTCCAGCATCATAATATATTTAACTCCATTGACCATTTCTATCCATTTTACAATCCTATTTTTTGTATTATCTATAATAGCTCCTTTGGCTTTCCCTTCATTGATTGCTACTGGGTCTGAACCTTGCGAAAAATTACTTTCCTCCCCTCCTAAGTAGTTTAAAGCTACATACCAGCCAGCACGACTTCTACCTGTATCAACTGGATTTTTCTTAATAATTTTTGATAGTAAATCAAAAGCAAATTTTTTAAGAATAATATCAGTTTTAAGATTACTTTTTTTCATAAATTGATCAATATGTCTGTTGAAATTTTTAGTTTCTGCTTCCATTGTGAAGTTTTTATTAGCCATCATGTTTCTCACAATATAGAATATAAACAATTCCCAAGGGGTCCTGTTTAATTTGTTTTATGTCATATGTAGCTCCGCTTTCTACAATTACATCTTGAGTTGATAAAACATTTGAAACTGAACTTTGCATTAGAACAAATTTTGTATTTGCCTGTTCGATTAAACCCAGTAATTCATCTTTTTGTATAAGTCCAATTAAAGCACTTACACCACTCCAATCAGTATATGGACTTTGATATTTCTGTTCCTGTGGGCTATAAAAATCTACTCCCGTATATTGACGATATTTAATAGTCGTATTGATTGAAGTATCAGATACAATATCGTTAATATCATTTTTGATATCTTGCAAATCGCTTGGAGAAAGTAATGTCATATCTAATCTTTAATAGTAATTGGGATTGTCCCCCAAACTAGGCCATTCGGATTATTTTCATCATATAATATAATTTCAACTGAAGGATAATAACCTGCAGTTACACCACTTTGTCCAAACTTAAGAATAAGTTCTCCTGTTGTCCCAGATTCCCAATCAAAATAACTTGAATATGTAACACTATCATAACTTGTTCCATCAAAAACAGCCGCAACCTGAGTAACTCCAGAAAGAACTTTAATTGAACCTTCCTCTTTCAAAAGTAGGTTAATAGTGTTATCATAACCTTTCCAAATAATTTCCTTATGCTGAACCATTACTCCTGCCTATTATTTTAGATATTAAATTTGTGAAACATTATCATTCTTTGTTATTTACCCTCAATTGTTCTTACTGCTGTAAGGCTATTAATTGTTCTTACTGCTGTAAGGCTTATAATAGCTCTAACGGCTGTCAAACTAGTGATAGTAGCATCTATGACCCCTATTTCCTCAAGAGAAACTATAATTAAAACTACTCCAAGCAATCCAGCAGTTGCCACAAATGCAGCTCTTTGAGTTTGGGTTACCGAAGGATCAGGATAAGTCCCTCGACTTGCTATCGCTAAATAATCCAAAGCCATCTTACTCTAACTTCTTTCTCGTAGTAGTGCCTTCTGATGATGTGTACGCAGCCAGAACA